GCTAATCCCGTAGCCCCCAAAGGGCGCCGTATAAAAATCTAAGGAACCGCCATGCTTCAACGAGGGCGAAAGTCGGGCGCCGCGCTCGCGGTCGTTCCCGGGGGGCAGGCTCGTCTGGCTCCCACGGCTGGGTTGACCCAGGGTGAGCGGACGGTCTGGCTGGCGACGGTGAACAGTAAGCCGGCAGACTGGTTCGGGTCGGAGCACGTTCCCCTGCTGGTCAACTACTGCCGGCACGCGGCTCGAGCGGATCTGCTGAACGCCCAGTTAGCCGCTTTCGAGCCGGAGTGGCTGAAGACGGACGAGGGGTTCCGCCGGTTCGAACGGCTGGGGAAGATGTTCCGGGACGAGACGACGGCCATCAACAATCTGGCCCGGGCCATGCGGCTGACGCACCAGTCGCTGTATCGGGCCGACAAGGCGGCGACCCTGAGTGCTGGCGTCAAGAGTGACAGGCCTTGGGAGCTAAGCGCAAGCTGACGCGCGGCCAGCGGAACGCCCGCTGGATCGAGGAGTATTGCTTCATCCCGGAGGGGAAGTTCGTCGGCCGGGCGGTCAAGTTGACCAGCAAACAGCGTGCATGGCTGTTGCGGATTTACGACTCGCCGACCCGGACGTTCCTCCTGACGATGGGTCGCAAGAACGCCAAGACGGCGTTCGCGGCTTTCCTGCTCCTGCTCCACCTGTGCGGCCCGGAGGCGAAGCCGAACAGCCAGCTTCTGAGCGCGGCGCAGTCCAAGGATCAGGCGGCGCTCCTGTTCGACCTCGCGGCCAAGATGATCCGCATGTCTCCTCGACTGGCTGCGGTCGTCAGGATCCGGGACACGGTCAAGGAATTGCTCTGCCCGGAACTCGGCACGCTCTACAAGGCGTTGTCGGCTGACGTCGCGACGTCTTTCGGCAAGTCCCCAGCCTTCGCGGTTCACGACGAGCTCGGCCAGGTCAAGGGTCCGCGCTCGCAGTTGTATGAGTCGATCGAGACCGCGGCGGCCGCCCAGGAGGAGCCGCTATCCATCGTCATCAGCACGCAGGCGCCGACCGACGCGGACCTGCTATCAGTGCTGATCGACGACGCGCTTTCGGGTGCGGACCCTCGGATCAAGGTCGAGATGTTCACCGCATCCCTGGATCTGGACCCGTTCTCGGATGAGGCGATCCGGGAGGCGAACCCGCACTTCGACGAGTTCATGAATCGGGAGGAGGTCCGGAGGCAGGCCGCGGATGCAAAGCGGATGCCGAGCCGGGAGAACGCCTACCGGAACCTGATCCTGAACCAGCGGGTCGAGTCCAAGGCGCCATTCGTCAGCCGCGAAGTCTGGATGGGTAACGGCGACAAGCCCGAGGAAATCGGGAAGGCGAAGGTCTGGGGCGGCCTCGACCTATCGAGCGTGTCCGACCTCACCGCGCTGGTCCTGGTCGCCAAGCTAGAGACCTGGGACGTACACCCGACCTTCTGGCTTCCCGCCGAGGGGCTGGCGGAAAAGTCGCGGGTGGACAGGGTGCCCTATGACCAGTGGGCCAAGACCGGCGCGCTGCAGACGACGCCCGGCGCGTCTATTGAATACGAGTTCGTCGCCGAGCACCTTCGGGGCGTGTTCGATCGCTGCGATGTGCAGGCGATCGCCTTCGACCGCTGGAACATGAAGTTCCTCAAGCCGTGGCTCGAGCGGGCCGGGTTCACGGCGAAGGAACTGGAGAAGTTCATCGAGTTCGGGCAGGGCTTCGTGAGCATGAGCCCGGCCATCCGGCAACTGGAGTCGATGCTGCTGGAAAAGAAGATGCGCCACGGCGGGCACCCCGTCCTGAACATGTGCGCCCACAACGCCACAGTGCAGAGCGACCCCGCCGAGAACCGCAAGTTCGTCAAGGCCAAAGCCTCCGGGCGCATTGACGGAATGGTCGCCTTGGCGATGGCTGTCGGCGTCATCCCGACGCAAGCCGAGCGCAAGCCGACTCCCTCGCTTGCCTTCCTCTAGGAATCCCCATGGACCGTGCATACGCGCTGATGAACTTCAAGGCGGTGAACGAGACCACCACCGAATGGGTGATCGAAGGCATGGCCTCGACCCCGACTGCCGATCGTATGGGCGACGAAGTCGATCCGATGGGCGCCAAGTTCAAGACCCCGATGCCGCTGCTTTGGCAGCACGACAGCCAGAAGCCGGTCGGCCGGGTGGAGTTTGCCAAGCCCACAGCGAATGGCATTCCCTTCCGCGCGCACATCCCGAAGATCGCCGAAGCGGGCGTCCTGAAGGACCGCGTCGACGAGGCCGTGCAGTCGATCAAGTACCGCCTCGTCGCGGCCGTGTCGATTGGCTTCCGTGCCTTGAAAGATGGCATCGAGCAGCTGAAAGGCGGCGGCCTCAAGTTCACGTCTTGGGAGTGGCTGGAGCTCTCCCTGGTGACGATCCCGGCAAACGCCGAGGCGTCGATCACGTCCATCAAGTCTCTCGACAGCGCTCTGCTGGCCGCGTCAGGCCGAAAGCGAAGCGATGTCCACCCCCCCGGCGCTTCGGGGACCAAGCAGCAGCCCGCCTCTGGCGGGTTTTCTTTTTCCCGAAGCCCGAAAGGCAACCCAATGCAAACCATTTCCCAACTGCGCGAAGAGCGCAACACGAAGGCCAACCGAGCGCAAGAGCTCGTCGACCTTCGCAAGGGCGAAAGCCGCCCGTTCACCCAGGAAGAGCGCGGCGAGTTCGACGCGATCAGCCAGGAGATCGAAGACCTCGACGACGAAATCCGCGTCAAGAACTTCCACACCACCAACGCATCGGCCGCCAGCGTCGTCGACGGCAAGTCGGCCGAGGGCGCCTCGCGCAGCCGCGGCGGCATCTCGTTCGTCCGCAAGTCGGATCCCGAGGACAAGTTCAAGGGCCAAGCCTTCGTTCGGAGCGTTATCGCGAAGGCGATGGCCATCATGAACCAGACCACGCCGTCGGCGATTGCCGAACATCGCTGGGGCAAGACCAATCCGCAGCTGGTCCAGTGGATCAAGGCCAACGAGGTCGCGGGCGGCGGAACCGGCTCCGGCGAGTGGGGCGCGGAGTTGGTCGCGATGGACGGCCGCTACAGCGGCGACTTTCTCGAGTTCCTCTATGGCGCGACTGCTTTCGACAAGTTGCCGTTCCGCGAGGTGCCGGCGAACATCACCATCAAGGGCCAGGACGGTGAGGCGACCGGCTACTGGGTCGGCGAGTCGAAGGCGATCCCGGTCACGAAGCCTGACTTCTCGACCGTCAACCTCACCCCGCTGAAGGTCGGCGCGCTGTCGGTCGTCTCCAACGACCTCATCCGCTACTCGAGCCCGGCTGCGGAAGCCCTCGTTGGCAACGCGCTCCGGGAAGCGAGCGCCAAGCGGATCGATCAAACGGTCTTCTCGACGAGCGCGGCTTCTGCCGGCGTATCGCCGGCTGGCCTGCTGAACGGTCTGACGGCGATCGCGACCACGGGCACGGATGAGGCCGCGGTTCGCGTGATGATCTCGGCACTGTACGCGCCGTTCATCTCCGGCAAGAACGCGATGGGCCTGTATTTCGTCATGGGTCCGGCCCAGGCGAAGGCGATCTCGATGCTGGTCAACTCGCTCGGCCAGACCTCCTTCCCGAGCATCAACGGGATGGGCGGTTCGCTCCTCGGTGACAACGTGGTCGTCGGCGACAACATCGATGGCAGCCACGTCATCCTGCTGAAGCCGTCCGAGATCTACAAGATCGGCGACACGGGCTTCGAGGTCTCGGTCTCGCGGGAAGCGACGATCGAGCAGCGCTCTGACCCGAGCGGCGCGACCGATACGCCGGTGGGCATGAACGTCACCGGGATGACCTCGATGTTCCAGGAAGACAGCACGGCGATCAAGGTGACCCGCCACATCAACTTCGCCAAGCGGCGCAGCGATGCGGTGGCCTTCACCGAGACGGCGGACTTCCAAGGCGTTTCGAGCTGATAGAGGACTGGCCCGCTGGCTTCGGCTGGCGGGCCTTTCGCATGACAGGAGTCTTCGAATGAGTGTTTCCATGATCGTGAAGAAAGCATTCCGGCCGGGAGGCAGCAATTCGCCGCTTCTCCATCCCGGGAACTCATTCGAAGCCTCCGGGCACAGCCAAGCCAAGCTGTATCGCGCGTTGGGCTGGGCGCAAGACGCGCCGGTAGAAGTGAAGTTGTCTGAGCCCAAGCGCGAAACCCCGCCACCAGTTCCGGCCGTCCCCATGAAGCGGACCTATACGAAGCGAACCGCCACGTATCAGACGCGCGACATGGTCGCCGAGGGTCAGCGAGAGCGCGCCCTTCGTTCCGGCGCGGAAGAACTCAAGCCGGCCGAAGTCAAGCCGTCAGAAGACGAATGACTCCAGTTCAGAAGGCCGCCGCCGTCGCTTCCAGCGCAGCCCGTGCGTTCCTCGCGTTCGCGCTGTCCGCCGTTCTGTGGTTGGTCCTGCTTCTGATGGGTGGCGTCGGCCTGCTGGTCGGCGGCGTGTTCATTCTTGCCGGCCAAGGCTGGGCGATGGTCACGGCTGGATTTTTGATAATCGTCGCCGTGTTGTTCGTCGGCAAAGGAATGAGCAATGCCTGAAGTGACGATCTTCTCGGCGATCTCGAGGAGCGTCCTGCCGCATGTCAAGGCGGCTCCGCTGGGACTACAGGCGGTCGCCGACAGAGGTTGGTCGACACAGTGGTTCGGACGATCGCCGTACGATTTCCAGCGCGATATCGAGATCCGCCACGACGCCGTGATGGCGAACTGGGCGGTCTTCGCGTGCATCACGCTCATCGCGAGCGACATCGGCAAGCTGCGCCTGCGCCTCGTCGAATACACGCAGGGCATCTGGCGCGATGCAGAAAGCCCGGCGTTCACTCCGGTGCTTCGCAAGCCGAACAAATTCCAGACGCGGCAGAAGTTCATCGAATCGTGGATGGTCTCAAAACTGAGCAACGGCAACGCCTACATCCTCAAGGAACGCGACAACCGCGGCGTGGTCACGGCGATGTACGTGCTCGATCCTTGTCGGGTCAAGGTGCTTGTCGCCCCGAATGGCTCGGTCTACTACCGACTGAGCGGCGATGCCCTGACCGGCGTGCCGGACGACGAGCAAGTCGCCGTGCCTGCGAGCGAGATCATTCACGACACGATGGTCTGCCTGTTCCACCCTCTGTGCGGGGTGTCCCCGATCTACGCTTGCGGCCTGGCCGCGACTCAGGGCCTCGAGATTCAGACGAACTCGGCCAAGTTTTTTCGCAACATGAGCCGCCCGAGCGGCGTGCTGAGCTCTGACCAAGAGATCACCGACGACTATGCTGCGGCGCTGAAGAAGCGCTGGGACGAGAACTACTCGAACAACAACCAGGGCAAGGTCGCCGTCCTCGGCGGCGGGCTGAAGTACCAGGGCCTGACGGTCAACGCCGTCGACTCAGACATGGTGAGCCAACTGAAGATGTCGGCCGAGATGGTCTGCTCGACCTTCCACGTCCCGGCCTTCAAGGTCGGGATCGGCGCTCTGCCTGCCGGCCAGAAGGTCGGCGACATGAATCAGATCTACTACACCGACTGCCTGCAATCGCTCATGGAAGCGGCGGAGGCGCTGCTCGACGAGGGCCTCGGCCTCGACGAGAAGAAGGAAGGCCGGCAGCTGGGGACCGCCTTCAACCTCGACGACCTGCTGAAGATGGACGGTGCGACGCAAACGACCGTGCTGCGCGATCAGGTCGGGGCAGGCATCCGCCACATTGACGAGGCTCGAGCGGTGTTCGATCTGCCGCCGACGCCGGGCGGGAATACCTCGTATCTTCAGCAGCAGAACTTCTCGCTCGAGGCGTTGGCGAAGCGCGACAGCGGCGACGACCCGTTCGGCGCGAAACCTGCACCCGCCGCGCCGACGTCGGCGAAGGCCATCAAGGACCTGCGTAAGGACATTGAGATCGCGCGGGCCGCCGACCTGGAGCGCGCCGCTGCTGCCGATCGGCAACGCGCGTCCGAGCTGGAGCGATTCGCGATCGATCAGCGCGAGGCTGGCCGCGTGATGGCCGAAAGGATGATGGCCGAGGTCGCGGTGCTCGAGGTCCGACGGCAAGCCGAAGAGACCGCCCGGCGCGAAGAGACCGCCCGGCGCGAAGAGGACGCCCGCCGCTCTGTCGAAGCGGCGCGGGTCGCCGAGGATGCGGCCCAGGCCGTCGCCGCTCAGGTGAAGGCGACTCGGGCAGCCGAGGAAACCGTCTTCGCCGAGCTGCAAGCCGGCCTTGAGCGGATGGAGCCGATCTGTGCCTAGGGACGGCCGCGACGAAGAAGACGACATCTTGATCGCCGCTGCCATCGCCGCGATGCGCAGCCTCTACGAAAGCGAATAGCCCATGGCCGAAATCACATCCCCGCTGGCGGCCGGCGTGCTGGCGGCGTTCCGCGACTACGTCGGGCGCAGCTTCGAGCCGGTGTTGCGACGCCTGAAGGACCTAGAGGCCCGGCAGCCGATCCAGGGCAAGGACGGGAAGTCGGTCAGCATCGACGAGGTGCGCGAGCTCGTGAAGCTGGCGACCGAGGCTGCATTCGCCGGAATGCCGAAGCCGAAGGACGGCATCGACGGAAAAGACGGCGCGCATGGCCAAGATGGCCAGCCCGGCTCGGCTGGCGAGAAGGGCGCGGCCGGCATCGACGGCAAGGATGGCGCGCCCGGAATCGAAGGTCAGAAGGGCCTCGACGGCAAGGCTGGAGTCGATGGTTCGCCGGGAGAAAAGGGTGCAGCCGGCATCGACGGGAAAAACGGAGGCGATGGCCTGAATGGCAAAGACGGCGCTCCGGGGATTCAAGGCAAGGACGGCGCCGATGCAGTAGACGGCAAGGACGGCGCTGACGGCCTCGCGGGCAAGGACGCAACCCCAATCGACGAGGATGCGCTGGTCGCCCGCATCGCCGAAGTGGCCGTGAAGCACATTCCGGTGCCCCGCGACGGCATCGACGGCAAGGACGCAGACGAAGAATCGATGATGGCCCGCGTGCTGAAGGCCATTCCTGCACCGAAGGATGGTGTCGACGGCAAGGACGCGGCGCCGATCGATCCCGAGCGAGTGCGCGATATGGTCAAGGCCGAAGTCGCCTCGATCCCTCGCCCGGAGAACGGCCGCGATGGCCGTGACGCAAAGGGCAAGGACGGGACCGACGGTCTGTCCATCGACGACTTCGACATCGAGCAGAAGGACGACCGAAC